AAAGCGTGCTTTTCAGTTCTTGGAAATTGTCTGTAGTATTCATTTAAACTGTCTTGATCTGACTTTAATCCATCAACTTCGTTTTCCCAATGTTCTATTACTCCGATTGTAATTGGGAGATTGTCAATTCCGATCGTTTTATTTTCTGGCGTAGTGAATACAGGTAATCCAAAAGTATCCATGAATCCTTCGTAGTTCCACTCCATAGGGATGAAAAGAGAATAGAGTCCGCTACTTGTTTGTCCATTTCTATTTCTTGTTGTAACGTCTGAATTATAGTAGAGTTTTTTAAAATTGTTTCCACCTTTATCTAATGCGTTTGAAGTTGAGCCCATCATACACTTGCCTACTATTCTTCGGCCTAGTCTTAATGTAGTTTTTGTAACCCTCCAGTTGTTTAATATATTGTCTGGTCGTTCCCATTTTCCTGATTCATCGTGTGCTAATATTTTTAATTTCTCACCATCGTAAGAGTTATCTCCTGTGTTCTTCCAATCTATTGTTGTATCAAGACCTTTTAATTCAGCAAGCTTAACATTGTCATCTAGTTTACGTCTAGTAAGCTTCGAAGCTGGAACCCTATACGCCAGTTCGGTTTTTGGACGATCCATACCATCTTGGATTGGTTTGAAAAAAAACGGATAGTTAACGGATATTGGTACAACTTTGTCTGTGAACATTTTTTTAGCATCTGCTCCAGATTTTGAAAGGATACCGAATCTTGCATCTGAAGATATAGTTGCCTGGTTAACAAGCTCTGCTGATGACATAAAGGAGAAACCAGACCGTCTGTTTTTAAGATAACACATTCCATAACATCTGCTGTCGGCTTTGCACGCTTCCCAAAATATATAGAACAATCTATTTGCTTCTCTATAATCGGCTGATCCGACATCAATTTTTGACCACTGCAAATACATGTAATGAGTACCAGTGATATAAGTAGGCACACCGTTATTAAAAAACCAGTAGCCATCTGATCTACGTTGAAATTCTTCATCTATATAATCAAACCATTTTTCTTTAAAATCTGTAGGGTACTCCTCCCAATCGAATCTTGTTTTTATTCTACTTAATTCTTTTGGGCATTCTTGTTTTTCCCAACGTTGCTCCTCCTTGACCTCGCTTCGTTTAAAAGGTTTGTCTGCTTTTGGTAGAGCAATACGGAGGTTTTGAATTTCAATGATCTGTCCAATTTGTCCAGTTTTACTAATTACTATGAAGTCATAATCTGCATTATAACCATACTCCCATTTTTTTAATCTATTTTGTTTAGATAATATTTTAGGATTTATAATATCTTTTACCTCCTTCCAGAGTGTTTGTTGATAACTCATTTACTACGCCCTTCTGCAAAACCTTTAAAAGCTCTTTCTTGTTTCGCTTCTTCTTTAGGTTTTCCTTCTAATAAGCTTTCTTCTTCTTCTAATCTTTTAAGTATTTCAAAAGCATCAAATATAGCAAGTTTTTTAGTGGCAGCCGCGTTCTTCAGACGGTCCGCAGACACATCCTCCTCCGTATCTACAATCGGTTCCTGTGCTACTTTTATCAACTCCTTCACCGCTATTTGTCCAGCTTGGATTATACTCTTCTTCGTTTCCTTCGTATTCATGTTTAATTAGAATGTCTTTTGATTTCATACAATATAATAACTCGTTGTCTACTACAAACTCCCATTGTCTTTTATTAGGAAAACTAACGAGATCATTTATTTCTATATTTAAATTATCTAATAACTTATTACTATATTTTAATATACCAATATTAGGTTTAATTTTCTCACCTATTTTATTAGACTTAATAGGTTTAATAAAACACCTGTCTAGTAGAGTTTTATTAATTCCATTTCTTTTATATAAATATATTTGTTCAGGAGAGCAGAAATATAGATTATCCTTGAAATAGGATCTGCTGTTTTTTTGATGACCCTTCATATCGTAGAATCTTCTAAACACATTGTGGTGTACGTGTACTATATCACCTACCTCTATAGGCAGATTGTGAGCTGTTGGGATACTCACTACTTTTGCTAACTTATTAACAGATTTGAAACTTTCTATTTTTGTATTTAATATTAAGTTTTTATTTCCTATTTTTTTGCTATTGTTATATCTTTCTCCAACAGGCTCCACTATGTAGTCATAAAGACTATTCACTATAACTTAAGTTATATTCTACAGATACTGCCATATTAGAGTTAAATTTTTTCCAAGGCAATATTTCATTATCTTTAGTAATAAATACATTGTAGCTCTTGTCATCATCAACTAATATATCAGAAATAATATGACCTCCGTAGACCTCTTGGCCTACGGAATAGTGCATAGCATCATTTTTATAGTCGGAACCTATACTAATTTTTCTTATCTTATTCGACATTAGCTGTTTCCTCCTTAACTACTTTCATTTCGTTTTTTTCACTTTCAATAGCAGTGTATTCACCAGTTTCTACGTTAATATTCACTTGGCCATACTCATCTTCTAGTAATTTTTTAAAGTCTTCAACATTTTTATTAACATCTCCAAATTCATGTAGTAAACCATGTTTTTGAGCTTCTACATAACCTATTTGATTTAAAAGGTTATTTAGTTTAGTTTGTTGCTCTTGAATTGATTTTAAATGTTCTTCTGATATTTTATTCATTTGATTTAATTTAATTGTTTGTTTTTATTTATAAAAAGAAACTTTCACTATGTAAAATTAATTTTCCACCTGATGTACCCATACTCATGCTTGGTGCACCGCTGTAAAGTTCAGGTTTATAAGAGTTTAGTATAGTTACAATTTCTATTAATGTACTTGGTGAAGGATTTGTTATACTTAATATAGTCAAGTATAATGCTCCTCCATTTTCTTCTAAAGTTTCTACAGTACCTATCAGCGATAACTGATCGTTTATTTCTTGTAGTGTCATATGTAAAATAGTTTTATATTGTTTCTTTCATTGTTAACGCTGTCTAAGGTGTCATTGGTTACAGGAGAGCTACCGCTTCTAGCATAACCAGCTCTATATGTTCCAGCAGCACCCTCTGTAGTAGTGCCAAAATAAGGGCCACCGGTCCAATAATCATTTTCTTCATTAACCCATTTAACTAATAAATTATCAGAGCCATTGTAGCTGAAATTAGTATCAAAAGAATGTTCTACCCAAGTTCCTCCATTAACGTTGTATTGTAGACAAAAACTTGATTTAACAGTAGTAGTGTTAGCTATCCCACTCAATGTTGATAAATTACAATTATCAGATGTAGTTAAATAATCCTGCGTAGTGTGAGCTAGTATTATTGATTGATCACACCAGCTGACCGAAGGTGGCCAAGGAAAACTACCTAAAATATCTGGCAAATAGAAAGCTATTTTATTAAAAGTTCGTGAAGTATTGCCTAATTCAGATGCGGTATATATTTGTAAACTTATACTATACTCATAAAATCCATCAAAAGGTTGACCATCATCTGTTCCATAGTTATTAGGTGTAGAAGGTATCGAGCCTATCTGTATTTCACCTGGTCCACTACTACCACCACCGTTAGGTAGCATAGCCCTGAACATTGCTTGTTTACGTCCCATTACGCGCCAAAGTTTTGACCGTAACTCCAATAGTAATCTGAACCATCATATATAAAACTAACAACTGTAGTTCCATTACCAGCTAGCGTTGGTTCTGTAGCATCTGGCCATAATGAACCAGTTGGCCAAGTTACTTCACCTGTTGATACTATAAGTATAAGCGTTCCACTATCACCACTACTTGCTCCAGTTATAGTAAGTGTAACACTACCTGCTCCAACTGCCCAAACAGCATTGTTTCCATCCCTATATGCCCATGTGTCACTAACTCCAGCCGATAGCGTTTGAAATGCTTTTGGATCTGTATACCATACTGCTTTTCCAGTAGAACTTTCTGATATTAAATAGTCACCTGATGTAGGAGTACCTAATCCTGTGTTCTCTAAAATAAGATCACCATCGCCTTTTAATATTACATCATTACTTACAGAATTTACCTCAACATCAGCACCACTGCTCTTAACTTCTAAAGTAGCTGTAGAGGCAGAATCAAAACCTGTTACACTTAATACATTTATGTTGGTTCCGTCTGTGAATGTTATCGACTGTCCTGAAGTAGCACTACTACTTGCGGTTAATACACCAGCTAAACCAGAAGAAGCTATAGTAATATTCTCATCATCTATTCTATCAACATTTATACCATTTCCTCCTGTTAGTATTACATTATATGTGCCTGCATTTCCATCATCTAGGCTAATTGCAGGGTTAGAATCATTACCTGTGGTAGGATTTGCTAAAGCATCTAACGTGGGTGTGTTTATTGTTGGAACTACTGGAATGTCCACCCATTCTACATCTCCATCTGTATTAATAGTTTTTAAGATTTGATTTACCGCGGGAGAATCAAAGTTAAATCTTAAGTCTCCATCAGATTCTAGTTCTAATCTACCACCCGATTGTTTAGCTGCAATAATTATATTCCCAGTTCCAGTACTACTCAATGTGCTCATGGAAATGTCTTTATTATTTCCAGTATTAGATATCGATATAAGACCACTACCTTGCACAGTAAGATTTGAAGCAGGAGAAGCCCCTAAACCACCTTGAGTTAACGTTAAGGGATTAGAACCTAAACCGTCAAGCATTTCTATAAAACCACCAATAGGACTTTGGTTTCCTTGTGTTAACACACTGTCTAAATCTTGTAAAGATCCAGACCCACCAGGCTCCCAAGCTGGAACTCCATTAGAATCTATGGTTAATACAGTGCCTGTAGCTCCATAAGGTTTATATAAATTATTTTGTAGAGAAGCTATTAACGCGTTCCCACTTATTTGTATGTTTGTAGTTGCATCATACCCTGCTAAACCATTAACAGCGGTTATATCTGTTACTGTTGTAAATTGTGATATTTTTCTATTTGCCATTATTCTTGTATTATAAAGTCTTCATTAGCTTGATCTTCGCAAAGCATATAAAAAGGGTAAGCTGCGGATTCTTGTACTATACCTCCAATAACTGGTCTAATATTAGCTCCAAACGGACCGCCTGGTATAGACACAGCAGGAACTGTATTTTTGTTACTTAATATACCAGCCATCTTAAAATAAAGCTAGTATTAATGTTTTTAAAGCGTCTGCGTCAGGAGCATCACCTACAGGACCAGCCGCAATAGCTTCACACACCGTTAAAACTGATACTGGCATAAAACTACCTGCTGGAACATTTGACCACGTTACTTTTTTACCACTTTCCATTATAACTGTAAGTTCTGATAAATCATAGCCAACATATAAAGAAGCTCCTGGTCCGTAAGTCTCCCACTCGCAAGTATCACAAGTATATTTTATTATATCTTTTTGTTTATAAGTTCTTTGTAATCTAAACAAATCTATATTACCAATAAGATCTCTTCTAATAATAGGCGTAAAAGGACACCCATAATCCCAAGTTGTGTCAGGGTCTAAATTAACTTCTAATAGTTTAACAGCGCTAGCAACTCCAGGTTCATTCCACTGCTGACCTTGTCTTGGTGACCATACAACATCAAAAAGATCTTCTTTATTCATATTGGTGCTCTTTTCAGAGTCACAAGTAGGTGTAACAAACGACATTGTTAATATTTCTCCAGCAGTACCTACAGCTGTTACTTCAACCTGAAAACTACTTCCTTCAGCACCTGGGTTTATAACACTAATAGCGTCATAAATTTCACCAGCTATAAAACCAGCACCTGGCGTGGTATTTGGAAATATAGATGGTTGACCAATGTAGTCTACAATGATTACAGAACCTATTGGTCTATATACGCAAGCAGGTAAATCAGCTAAAGCTATAGCATCGTGTGAGAATACTCTCGGTTGTTTTAGTGTTGTTCCTATTACACTCATATCTTTTATTTTCTAATTTTTGTAATTTTTTCCGCGCCTCTACTTCCAAAGTACGCTACATAAACCGTGATGAGTAAAGCTTCTAATAACGAAACCCATCCTGTTTTAATTTCTAATAGTACAGTTGAATCTAATACTATAAATATTGTCATTGCTAAAGTAAGATATATAAGTGTCATAGGTCTAGTGTTTTTACTCAACCAAGAGTCACTTTTCATATCACTAGCCCATCTATTAGAGATATTATTCATCTCCGCTATGTCTTGATCTAATAATTTTAAAGCCATCTCCTTGTCTTCAGCCTTAATACTATCATCACTTGATATAAGATTTTTTACAATTCCAAACGCTCCATTATCAGGAAGCACATCTCCAATTGAATCTAATATCTTAGGAGCTTTATTTTTAAGAAAAGCACCTACTTTAGTATCTTTAAACTTCTTTTTTTCCTTCGCCATTGTTATATGGGAACATTTGATTTAACTTTTCTTTTCTAGCTTTACATCCACAACCACCTGGTATTTTATCTGCTATTTTTTTTATACCTGTTGCTGTGGTGAATTTTTCTATAGTATCGCCTAATCCTTTTGATTCCATTTTATTTGATTTTATTTTATTTAATTTTCTTTAAAAGCGAGCAATAACTCTCTTAATGACATTCCTAAGGCTATCCCAGAATACATTGGGTGTTTTTCCATTAATAACAAAGCACCAACTATTCCTAGAGCTACTGCTTTAGATAATGGGTGATTAATAATTGATTTTAACTTATCCATATTACTTATTTTTTCTTCTTGATATTGCGTTACCCTTTTTTAGTTCAGGATATTTTTTATAAACACAAGCTTTTATAGCTTTTGGGTTTTCAGAGTTATGAGCTAACTTTAAAGCTGATTTAGCTCTTTTTAAAGTATTAACTGGATATGTTCCTTTTGGTCCACAAAAATCTCCTTTGGATACGTTTTTGTATTTACCAGCATTGGACATTCCTGGCTCTTCTCTTACTTCAGATATTGTTTTTTTAGCCATTATTTCTTAGATTTTTTATTTCTACTACAGAATGCTCTAGCTTCACCTTTGCTACTAAAGCCCCATTTTTTAAGAGCCATTGCTAAATTACTAGGTTCACCATTTTTCTTAGTCATACCTCCAGCCATGCCTCCAAATCTACAAGCGAAAGAAACTCTACGACTTCCTTTTCCAGCTGTTTGTCTAGCTCCTAAAGTTTTACCAGTTTCTTTTTTATAATCTGAACGCATTTTCTTATTACGCTTTTCATATTTAGAATTAACACTTTTATTAGCCATTATTTTTTAGGTTTTTTAGGTCTACAACTTCCTTTTGCTCCAGCTTTTGTTCCTGGTACTCTTTCATATCCTAATCCATAAGGACCACCTGTTTTCCAACAAGTTTTCTTTTTTCTACCTGTTTTTGCCTTTGCCATCTGTTAATTCTTTATCTATTAATCTACACCAGTCTCTAAGTTCTTTAACTTCGTCTTCTAATCTGTTTATATGCTCAGTATGCCAATCTTGTTTTAAATCATACTCTATGCGATCTATAACAGCTTTTGGCATAACTTTTGCATCTGCTATATCGTCTTGTAATGTATAATACATACCTACAAAAGAAGCTGTGATTACTATTAAACTAATTATTGTTTTTAAATCTAATTTTAGTTCAGTGCTTTCGCTTATTTTCATATGTTCTTATATTCTTCAGTCGCATCAAAACTTGGACATGCTTTGTTAGCAAAATCTCTATGTCCGTGTATTACAGCTTCCGGATACATTGCTTTAAGTGTTCTTAGCACCGCTAAGAGACTATCTTTTTGACAGTCATATCTAGTATCTTTCGGGGTCTTACCATCTGCTTCTACGCCTCCGCAATAACAGATACCAATACTGTTTCTATTCTGACCCTTCGAGTGAGCCCCGATTTTAGCTATATCTCTACCTTTGTGTATTTCACCATATATGTCTATATAGAAATGATAGCCTATGTCGCTCCATCCCCTACCTTCAACGTGCCATTTCCTTATAGTTTCTACGGGAATGTTTTCGCCTTCTCTGGTAGCAGAGCAATGTATAATTAGTTTATTTATCTTTCTCATCACCATTGTTTTTCATTAACCACCAACGGTGAGCTGTATAGCCTATAGTGACTAACAAAAGCGTTATTTTTAATACTGGCTCTAGCCAATCCATCATTGTAACGCCAAATGCCCCAGCATTTAAAACGTACAGCTTAATGTCTTCCACGACTTACTGATTAGCTCTAAGAACAGTGTTACCTTTATATTCTATGTTATCTATTTTTAGACTTGTTCTAATAGATACGTCTCTTGACTTCATTGATCTTTCTCCTACTAAAGGACCTAAGCAAGGTTTACATTCCTTACCTGCGGGTATTTGTTTTTCTCCGTAACTTGGCATAATTATTAACTTGTTTGGTTATAACTTTCAGTTGCAGCTAAAGCAGCATCTATAGCAGCTTTTTTCTGTGCGTCTAAATTATTGTAAGATTTCATAGAATCTTGAATCTGCGACTTTTCTTCAGTTCCACCAATAATTGCGGAACCTTGAGAAATAGGTGCTAATGTTTTTATAGGTGCACTTCCTGAAACCATAGTTCCATCAGCAGGATTTATCTCTTTAGGTTGAGCACCAACAGAAGCCATATCTGGACCAGGCACACCTGTCATATCATTTTGTCCTAGTGGATTATCTATCATCTTGTTTTATCTTTGTTGACATTAATTATAGATGTAGTAAGAACCGTGTCACTGTAACTACTACGATTAAATATTTTGTTACTTTTTGTAACTGGGATATCTTCCTCCCCTAACATAA